TGACCAATGAATGAAATCCCTACGTCAGCCGCAAAGTTGCCACCAGTGACTGTAGTTGTGTCATCTGCTGAGGCCAAAGTTGTTGGAGTTGCAGAAGTTAGAAATGGTGCAGCACCGTCAGTTACATCACCTTTCGTTGCAGGGGCTCTGGAGGGCTTATTCACAAAGTTTAGGACGTCGTTTGCTGTACCGCCATAGAGAACGACTCTATTGAAGTCGGCAGTTGCTTCTAAAGCGCCTGAGTTTGTGTAGCCAGCATTTTCACTACCAGAAGTAACTAAATAAATGTCAAAGGTTGCATCACCTATTTGTGAAATAACTGAGTAAGCTCCAGCTGGCTGGTCAGTATCAAAAGTAAAAGTTGTATTGCCTGAGGAGCCAACTAAAAGGCTAAAGCCGTTACCGCCTGAACCGCCACCAAGGCTTTTTAGTGAAATTGTCATTATCCCAGTCTCCATCCGAATGTAGCGCCCGTGTAAATTAAGACAACCGCAAAGCCTGCAACGTCTAGGTCAGCATCTTCAGAGAGGCCGTTTATAAGATTACCGTTTCTAGCAACTGCGATTGAAGTAGCTGCCCCTGTGCTGTCTAGAACCTGGACCTCATCGCCCGCTGAAGGGGATGCTGGGAGGGTAAGGGTAATACCAGAAGTAACTGTAGTTATGTAGCGATAGCCAGCCAAGCAGGTTGTGTTGACTCCAATTGATTCTGTAATCTGAGTCTTTTTTGTTAGAAACTTCGTGTCAACCTGCGCAGTGGTGTCATAAGCAGCCAGATCAACCGTAAGGGCGTTTGTGCTTCCGTTATAAGCTAAGGGTGCCACCGCGCTAAGGATCGACACAGCGGTCTCGTTAGCTAGCCACACAGTGCCATCCCATGTCCAAGTACGGCCTTCTGCGGCGTACTCGTCATCGACATTAGGTGCGTCTGGAAAGTTAAGTGCCATTTTTTTATTATACCAGAACTATACTATTATTGTTGCGGCTGCCCTAGGTACTAACATTATTCGCCAATCTCAAACTCGGTTGCTTCCCAGTCAATTATTTCTTCATTCCACGAATACATTAGCCCGTCGTCTGGGTAAGGCACTGGCGCTTCCCACTGACAGGTCCCCTCATCTAGCACCCACGACTCATAAGGCTTTGGCGAAATGAATGCATCTCGCTCTGCGTCGTAAGTAAACCCGATACCTGCGTAGTTCTTACGAATGTTCCCGTTGTAAGAAGTGCGTACGCATACCTGCCCGCGAAACTCACCGTAGTAAGCTTCCCAGTCTAAAATGCCGTCAACAACTTCATCTTCGTTGCGCCCTACAATTACCTCGGTGACAATGTTGTTCTCGTCTAAAAATGCGTAATGAGCCATGTTGTAAGTCTACCCTTCCTAAGCGAAACTAATTGTATCTGTGCCAGCGGTAAATGTTGTTACTTTGAATCCACCTGCTGCTGCCGGAGTAGTTCCGGTTAGCCCTGCTCCAATAGTAATTGTATAGCTGTCTGGGTATTTGATGATTACGATTCCAGAACCGCCGTTTGAACCAGTACTATTTCCCACGCCTGATTGCCCTGCTCCGCCACCGCCGCCGGAACCTGTACTAGCAGTACCCGCTGTTGAAGCAATAGACATACCGTTACCAGCGCCATCGCCACCGCCACCTGTACCACCGGAGCCGCGAGTAGAGCCGCCATTGTTACCACCGCCGCCACCGCCGCCAGCCCTAAGCGTTGCAGTATTGGTTATTGAGCTACTGGTACCGTTTCCGCCATTTCCACCATTGCCGTTCGCATTTGAGCCAAGAGATTGTGAGCCGCCACCACCACCGCCTGCGCCACCCGACGAATTTCCGCCGTCGTATCCTTGCGCTGCCGTTCCCGACCCGCCTGTTCTGTTTGAATTTTGTCCACCTGCTCCACCGCCTGAACCGCCTGAGTTGCCGTCAAGGTATTGGCCTGCTCCACCACCATTTGAAGTGACGCTAGAAAAAACAGAGTTACTGCCATTTAGCCCGTCGTAACCCCCACCGGACCTAGCCGCGCCAGCGCCAATAGTTATTGTGTAATTAGTTGCACCGGCTAAGGTTAGCGCCGTTTCCGCTGATGTCCCCCTGCCCGAAGTTCCTGCGCTGGTTCTGTATCCGCCAGCTCCACCACCGCCACCATTAGAACCGTTACCCGAACCACCGCCGGCGATAACTAGATAGTCCACGTCAAAGGGTGGTATTTCGTTTGCATAAAATTGTTTCCAAGCACCACTAATTTTAGTGTGGCCTTCGGTAACTTCTTTCCAGCTACCACCTATCCGGGTGTGTATCTCTGCGACATCTTTCCAAGCGCCACCGATTTTTGTGTGCGCCGTCATCTAAGCCTCGTACACTAACCAGACATCGCCGTCTGAACCGCTTGATGGTGCTGAGGTTGAGAGCGTGATGTTCCTGACTACGTTAGAGCCGGTTGCGGCTGTTGTTACTGCGCCGTTAGTTTCTAGCACTCTAGCGTCTAGCTGAGTCTGAATGTCAGAAGTCACGCCGTCAACATAGTTTAGTTCTGTTGTTGTTGCGGTTACGCCGTCAAGAAGATTTAGCTCTGCAACTGTTGAAGTTAGTCCAGTAAGCTCATTTTGTTTTGAATCTACCTGAGACTGAATCCCAGAAGTAACTCCATCTACAAAATTTAGCTCTGCTGTTGTTGCGGTCACGCCATCGAGGATATTTAGCTCGGCTGCAGTTGAGGTAATGTCGCTTATTTGAGAAGTTGTGATACTTATTGCAGTCTGGTCAATACCCACTGTGCTCGTGCCGGAATTATAGGTCACCGGAGAGGTCGCTGCCACAACTCCCTCAATGCCACCATACCCTAACGACGTCCACGCCGTAGCACCATCGCCGAGCTTAAACTTGGCTGTGTCAGTCTCAACGCCAAGCTCAGCAACCGCAAGGGTCGGGTTTGCAGCGGTCCACTCAGAGGCGGTTCCCCGCCTAAGTTGAATGTTAATTGCCATTACACGCCTCCAGCGTCAATCGATGTTATTCCAGTATACACTGAGGATGGCGTTCCACCATCAATGTTTGCTACTGCAGGCCCAGCTGCGCCAGTAGGGCCGTCTTCACCTTGCAGCCCCTGGTCACCTGCGGCACCCTTGAAGTTGGTAGCCGCTTCGACCCAGTAAGAGTCATAGTAAATAAAGAATCTTGCATTTGTACTGTTGAACCAGCCATCTCCAGCTTCTGGGTCAGAAGGTGCCGTGTCTGAAGTGGTGAAGCTACCCTGTGGTCCGGTTGGCCCCAGCATCACAGAGACTGCTTCTACCCAAAAGTTGTCATAGTAGATATAAAGAATGCCCTCATCAGAATCCCACCAAAGGGTGTTCGGCTCAGCGCCGGAGGGGGGTGTATCCCCAACCTCAACGGAAGCTCCACCTGAAGCATAGCTAAGTAGATTCCATGCCGTTGAGCCATCACCAATTTTTAACTTGTTGCTGTCTGACTCAAAGCCGGCTTCTCCAGCTGAGAGCACGGGGTTGTCGGAGCTCCACTGCGAAGCTGTGCTTCTACGAAGCTCTATTGAAGATTTAGGTACCGCAGAGGTCCCACCGTCTACGATTAGAGCATCGTAATCTAACCCAATCTCATTTCCCACATAAGTAATAGGAGAGGCTGCGGTTATGGATCCTATATCGCCCTGTGCACCTGTTGGGCCTGTTGGCCCGATTGACCCGGTCGGCCCAGTCACAACAGAGTCAGCACCGGTTGGACCGGTCGGGCCTAGGTCTCCTTGGGATCCGGTCGGACCAGTAACAAGACTGTCAGCACCGGTCAAACCAGTTGCACCGGTTGGACCAGTAACAGAGCTATCAGCACCAGTTGCTCCAGTTGGCCCAGTTACAAGTGAATCTGCACCGGTTGGTCCAGTTACAAGAGAGTCAGCACCGGTTGGACCTGTTGGACCAGTTACAAGTGAATCTGCACCGGCTTCACCGGTTGCTCCGGTTGGTCCGGTTAGCCCCTGAGACCCTGTTGACCCGGTTGGACCAGTTGGCCCGGCATCGCCGTTGGAAGTTTGAATCCAATAGGAATCGTAGTAAACGTATAGTCTTAGAGTTACGGAATCTACCCACAGATCCCCCTCTAAAGGCTCGGAAGGAGCGGTTTCCGAAACTGTTACGTTTCCGCTACCGCCTCCACCTTCGATAACATTCCACAATGTCCCGTCGTGGACATATATTTTTGCATCATCAGATTTATAGAAAAGATTTCCAGCTGCACCCGCCGAAGGTAGGCTCGACCCACTCGGCAACCCAACCGGGGTTAAAAATCTCTTTGCCATTATCTAACCGTTCCCTGTTTGAAGACTACTAGCCTACAATAACTACTTGGTATGAGTCAGCTGCGAGAGTTGAATTCTCTACCCACGACAGTGTTACTGTATTCACATCTGTGCGCGCTATATCTACCTCTACAGTTTCTCCAGTCGAAAGATCGAAGAGCTGAACTAGAACCATTTTAGTACCTAGTGCATGCGCTACTGCCCATGTGACCGCACCGCTTGATGGCACTAGCTCTGAGTTAGCGAGCGTAACCTTAGTAGTTGCACCTATGTTAGCACGAGCGTCTACTGCAGTTGAAGCTCCAGTACCTCCATGAGCAACAGCAATGTCAGTTGCTTCCCAGGTACCAGTGGCAACAGTACCAATAGTGGTAATGGATGCCTGTCCAACGTAAGTAGACGAGATGTCTATAGCATCAGAGGTCACTGCGATTCTGTCTGCAGTGCCTACAGCATCAAGTGTGTTGCCTGTTTTTGTGAGACCAGAGCCGGCTATGATCTGCCCAGCTCCTGAGAACTGAGTAAATTCTAAATCATCTGTTCCAATTGTTAGTGGGTTATCTGAACTCAGTACGAATCCGGCATCGCCATTGGCAGTACCTTCTTCAACGAAGAAGAAAGTTCCTGCGTTTAGCTCAGCAGGCTCGTCAGCATCAGTAGACCTACTAAACACGTTGCCTGAAAGTGCGTAGACATAAATGCCGTTCTCTGCAGGGTCTGTTTGAGTCTTTAGAAGTACGCGGTCACCATCAGCAAGTGTAACGCCATCAAGAGCCGTGGTGGCTACTGAACCAGTGCGATCAACATTACCGTCAGCAGCTGAGGAGGCAGCTCGTACGGACTGCTTTACATCAAGCCCAGAGCGTGCTGCGTCTACATATGCCTTGTTTGCTGCGTCTGTGTCTGCAGTTGGGGTCGCTACGTTTGTTATCTTGTTGCCGTTTAGCGAGAAATCTGCGGTTGGAACTGCTAGATTGTTTACGGTATTGACGTCGAGTATTACCGTACCGGAGGCATCGGGGAGAGTTACCGTACGGTCGGCTGTTGGGTCTGTGACAGTAAGAGTAGTCTCATTGTCATCAGGGGTAGCACCTTCAAAGACTACCGAAGTAGGCACTGTAACAGTTCCAGTGAAGACTGGGTTGTCAACGGGCGCCTTAGTGTCTATCTGATCTTGAACGGAAGAAGTAACTCCATCTAGATGATTGAGCTCCGCTGTGGTGGCGGTAATGCCATCTAGAACATTAAGCTCCGCTGTGGTAGCGGTAATGCCATCAAGAGTATTTATCTCAGCGGCATTAGCGGTCACACCGTTTAGGCCGACTGCCTCCCAGAGCGTGCCATTGTAGACACGCATTTCGTTAGACTGAGTGTTGTAGTAAACCTGACCTTCAACGCCTCCGGCCGGGTCAGTTGCTAGATTTTGAATCCTAGCATTCTGAAGCTCATTTTTATTGAGGTTCAGGCTTGTTAAAAATTCGCGAGCCATTTTTTCTTTCTTTCTATGATAGGTAGGCTTTACCAGCTATTGAGCTGGAAAAGGCAATTGTCAGGGATGTTTTATTGATGTGGGCGACTGAGCCTTCTACCATAGAGTTTCCGCTATCGAATACGGTAACGCTGGGATAGAAGTTTAGATCATGCAGGACCGTCCAAGAGGAAGAGGACGCCAGCTGTGTGTGTGCATATGACACTAAGCCTGGTATATCCTCATCTTGTACTGACCCCGCTCCAGCGGGCCCCTGAGGGCCTGGCGCGGACACTATAATCTGACGGACATACTTACCTGTAGCTATTTTGCTTGGGACATCACCAGCCATTATCGAGTTACCTCCGGTCTGACGACAAAGTTACCGTATAGAAGTTTGTAGGCATATATGTGGTCAGGCCCAATAAGCTCGAGATCGTAGGCATACTGTCCCTCAAAAACCGTGGTCATAACTTCGTCCGTAATGTAGACCGTAATAGTGCCGTCAGTCTCTCCAAGTGTGATCCCGCCATTCTCTGTTGTTAGATTTAAAACTACTGTTGTACTTGTAACGGTAGGCCTAACTTGCATTCTGCCTTGATACCCGTTAAGAAGAATCGGCTTCTTAGCTGGGTCTCTCCAGATAATCGTGCGCGACAAAGTTGAACCTTGGTCGGCCACGATATTATAAAGACCGGCTGGAGCGCTCATTTTGACTCTTTTCGGCGAGGGTACAGTCCCTATTATTTTACCTCATTTAAACTTTGCCAAGAAGAGAGGTATACTTATGAGTATGTCATCCGTTTTAGAGGACTTGAAATTAGATTTTAGGGACACTGAAGAAGAGGGTCCCAAGGTCGCTCACTACGCCGAATCTGCATCCGTAACCGAAGGATATGTCCTAGGAACGCCAGTTACAGCCATTTGTGGCAAAATTTTTATACCTTCTAGGGACCCAGACAGGTTTCCAATATGTTCGACTTGCAAAGAGATAGCTAAAGCGCTATTCTTAATTTAAGATTAAAAATCGACCCTTAGATTTTGTCTTATACTAGAGTTCCACCTCCTGACGGAATCCTTTTTTGGATATTAAACCACTGGTTTAACGTCAGGATTTGGCATCTCTACCGACTGAAAGGCGCCTTAAATGGTCACTGTATACACTCTCCCGTCATGCGTTCAATGTGACAGCACTAAGAGAGTCTTAACTAGACACGGTATTGAGTTCGAAACAATTGATCTTAGTAAGGACGAAGCAGCTATGGCTCTTGTAAAAGAGCTGGGCTACAATGCTGCTCCTGTTGTTGTTGCAGGCGAGGACCACTGGAGTGGTTTTCGCTTGGATAAAATCTCTGCACTTGCGTAGACATGCATCATATAGTTTATTTCTCTAATGTTTCCAACAACACACACAGGTTTGTTGAAAAATTAGGCGTCTCGGCCCAGCGGATTCCGGTCCGTTGGGAAGGCGAAGAGCCATTTATGGCTTATGGAGAGTATGTTCTTTTTCTCCCTACTTACGGTGGGGGGAATGACGAGCATAGTGTTCCAAAACAGGTCAAGAGTTTTCTAAACATCAAGACCAATAGAGACTTGCTTCGCGGTGTTGTCGGATTCGGCAATACTAATTTTGGTGACCACTTTTGTGGTGCAGCCGAGATGATTTCAGCAAAAACTGGTGTACCTTTGCTGTATCGCGTAGAAATTATGGGTACACCGTACGACGTAGAACAAGTAAACGAGAGGTTAAACCAACTGTGGACAACTACAGCTATCACGAATTAAATGCAATGCTCAACCTGTACGGCCCTGACGGGGAGATTCAGTTTGACAAAGACAAGGCAGCAGCTCGCGCTTACTTCTTAGACAACATCAACCAGAACACCGTATTTTTTCACTCACTAGAGGAGAAACTCGACTACCTGGTTGAAAATGACTATTATGACATCGAGCTTCTAAATAAATACTCGGAAGAAGAGGTTAAAGACCTGTTCAAGCAGGCATACGCCTACAAGTTCCGCTTCGAGTCATTCCTCGGTGCCTACAAGTTCTATACTCAGTACGCACTAAAGACTTTTGATGGCGAACGCTACCTAGAGCGCTTTGAAGACCGCGTTGTGATGAACGCCCTTATGCTGGGACAAGGCGATGCCGATCTAGCTAAGGATTTGGTTGAGGAAATTATTTCTGGACGCTTCCAGCCAGCTACACCAACCTTTCTGAACTCAGGAAAGAAGCAGCGTGGAGAGTATGTATCCTGCTTCCTTCTTCGAATTGAAGACAATATGGAGTCGATTGCTCGTGCCGTTAACTCCTCACTGCAGCTCTCAAAGCGTGGCGGTGGAGTTGCGCTAAACCTCTCCAACCTCCGGGAGCAGGGGGCTCCGATCAAGAAAATCCAAAATCAGTCCTCTGGAGTCATCCCGGTAATGAAGATGCTTGAAGATGCATTCTCCTATGCAAACCAGCTTGGTGCTCGTCAGGGCGCTGGTGCGGTTTACCTAAACGCTCACCACCCAGATATTATGAGATTCTTGGACACAAAGAAAGAGAATGCCGATGAGAAGACTCGAATCAAGACTCTCTCGATCGGTGTGGTTATTCCTGACATCACGCTTGAACTAGCTAAAAATGGCGATGATATGTACCTATTCTCACCTTATGACGTTGAGCGCATCTACGGAGTGCCGTTTGGAGACATCTCAATTACTGAGAAATACCAAGAGATGGTCGATAATGCCGAGATAAAGAAAACTAAGGTCTCAGCACGTGAGCTCTTCCAGCGCATTGCAGAGCTTCAGTTTGAATCCGGCTACCCATACATCATGTATGAAGACACCGTAAACGCTGCCAACCCCGTAGAGGGCCGGATCAACATGTCTAACCTCTGCTCTGAGATCCTGCAGGTGAATACACCTACTACCTACAACAATGACCTTAGCTACAAGGACATAGGCAAGGATATCTCTTGCAACCTTGGCTCCCTAAACATTGCTAAAGCAATGATGTCACCTGACTTTGAGAAAACTGTTAGCACCGCTATCAAAGCCCTCACGGCAGTGGCAGACATGAGTTACATCGACTCTGTGATGTCTATTGCTGAAGGCAACAAAAAGTCTCGTGCAATCGGACTTGGCCAGATGAACCTTCATGGCTACTTTGGTAAAGAGAAGATGCACTACGGTGATGAGGAGTCAATCGACTTTACTAGCGTTTACTTTATGACCATCTTATACAACGCTCTAAAAGCGTCCAACGAAATGGCCAAAGAGACCAAGGATCCTTTCGATAACTTCGAGAACTCAAAGTATGCATCGGGTGAGTTCTTTAGCAAGTACATCGGAGGTGGCTGGGGCCCTAAGACTGACAAGGTTAAAGGCATCTTTGACACTGCTGGAATTAAGATTCCAGGAGACTTTGAGTGGGTCGAACTACGCGCTTCGGTAATGGCCCACGGTATCTACAACCAGAACCTTCAGGCTGTTCCACCAACTGGATCGATTTCCTACATCAACAACTCAACAAGCTCGATTCACCCAATTGCGGCAAAGATTGAGATCCGTAAAGAGGGAAAGCTTGGACGCGTTTACTATCCAGCTCCGTTCCTGACTAACGACAACATGGAGTACTTCACTGATGCATACGAGATTGGGCCAGAGAAGACCATCAATGTCTACGCAGCAGCAACTGCACACGTTGACCAGGGGCTATCACTAACCCTGTTCTTCAAGGACACCGCAACCACCAGAGATGTTAACCGCGCACAGATTTACGCATGGAAAAAAGGCATCAAAACTATTTACTACATCCGTATCCGTCAACTTGCCCTAGAGGGCACCGAGGCAGAAGGATGTGTCTCGTGTCAACTGTAACATGCACTCCTCCATGTATGGTATCGTAGAACTATGATAGAACACTGGAGACAAATCTACCCTCAGTATGAAGTCTCCTCACTTGGAAGGATGAGGGGGCCAAAAGGTATTACAAAAGGCTCTGTAGGAACTAGGGGCTATATGCAGATTTGCGTAAAGAGGAAGACTAAGAATATTCACGTATTAGTTGCTAAAGCTTTTTTAGGCGATCGACCTGATGGGCATCATGTGTGCCACAAGGATGGAGATAAGACTAATAACAAAATTGATAACCTAAGATACGACACCCCTGCTGCAAATTGGCAAGACTTTAGGGAGTCAGAGCGGAAGACCTCTCATGCAATAAAAAGAGAGGCCTGTCCGCTAGGGCATAAGTTGATTGGTAGAAACTTAATGCCAAGCCAACTTAAGCTCGGCTGGAGAGCATGTATATCGTGCTCAAGAGCTCATGCATATATAAAAAACGGTAAAGATAGAGAGTTGTTTGAATTTCAACAACTTGCCAATGAATACTACGAAAGGCTTTTCGATGGAAATAATTAAAGCAATAAACTGGAACAAGATTGAAGACCCAATTGACATTGACGTGTGGAATAGACTTGTATCTAATTTTTGGGTGCCGGAGAAGATTGCAATCTCCAATGACTTGCCGTCCTGGGGGGCGCTAACCCCTGAAGAGAAGACTCTAACGATTAGGGTATTTGCTGGGCTTACCTTGCTTGATACAATTCAGGGTAGTGTTGGTGCAATCAGCCTGATGCAGGACGCACGTACGCCACACGAGGAGGCTGTACTCTGCAACATTGCATTTATGGAGCAGATTCATAATAAATCGTACTCAAGTATTTTCTCAACTTTAGTTTCTACATCTGAAATTGACGATGCCTTCCGCTGGTCAGAGGAAAATCCCTATCTTCAGAAGAAGGCTCAAATTGTCTTGAGCTACTACAACGGTGATGACCCACTAAAGCGCAAGGTTGCTTCTACGTTGCTAGAAAGCTTCTTGTTCTACTCCGGGTTCTATTTGCCGATGTATTGGTCCTCAAGGGCCAAGCTCACCAACACCGCGGACCTCATTCGGCTAATCATTCGCGATGAAGCTGTACACGGTTACTACATCGGCTACAAGTATCAACTCGCTCTTGCGGAGGAATCCGCTGAGCGTCAAGAAGAACTAAAGTCGTATACTTACGACCTTCTCATGGAACTATATGAGAACGAGATTAGGTACACTGCAGACCTCTATGACTCCAAGGGACTAACTGAGGATGTCAAGAAGTTCTTGCACTATAACGCAAACAAAGCCCTTATGAACTTGGGCTACGAGGCGTTGTTTCCTAAGGAGGTCTGCGATGTAAATCCAGCTATCCTCTCAGCTCTTAGCCCGAACGCTAACGAAAACCATGACTTTTTCTCAGGGTCTGGTTCTTCCTACGTGATTGCCAAGCATGAGAGCACAGAAGACAGCGACTGGGACTTTTAAGGAGGCGAAAATGGGTTGCGACTGCGAAGGCTGCGGATGCGGTACAAGTAAGTAAAAAGATAGGCCACCCTACGGGGTGGCTTTTCTTTTGTATACTGTAACAATGACAACTTACGAATACAAGTGTTCAGATAACCCAAAGCATACGTTTGTAGAAGTCCGAACCATGGCCGAAGAAGCGTCTCGTTCGACTTGCGCTGAAGAGGGGTGCAATGCTAAAATAAACAGAGTGTTCGGTATCCCCCCAATACAATTTAACGGGACTGGGTTTAGCGCCAAATACGGATAACAGAGAAGGCGTTTATGACCAAGTTATACAGAGAAATAGCAGTTTCAGTTCCAAAATTTGTATTTACAGGTGAGCCAAATTGCGCCGAAGCTGACCCAGAATTATTTTTCCCTAAAGACGGTGATGAGCTCTACTATGATCGGAACTTCAAGTCGGTCTACCAAAATGAGCATGCGGCCAAAAAAATATGCCACGCTTGTCCTCTAATTAGAGAGTGCTTAGAATTTGCCGTTATAAACGGTGAGATGGGCATATGGGGTGGCACGACCGAGTCTGAACGTAAATCTATAAGGCGTCGTAGTTTGGGCGTCAGAGTTATCGTAAAGACAGCATAAACTCCAAATGGTACAATAGAACTGTCCCTGGGAGAGGGTCAATAACTAGTTATTAAACCTATCCCTAGGAGAAAACAATGGGCATTTTTGCTGATGTATTCAAGAGGTCCTTCGCGCTCATCATCCTACGTATTAGCGGAACTTTCGCCGGTGGAGCTATTGCCGGCATTGAGCTATGGGAATCTGCTGCTGTTGCCGCATTCCTTGGTCTTGCAGAAGTTGCAGAATCGCTATCACGTGCGTACATGATCGATGGAAAACTTGACGCTTATGAAGTAAACGCTGCTTTCGGCGGTTCGCTTGATCCCGACGCTGATGAGTCACTAAAAGAAAAAGACGCTAATCTCTAAATTAGTACTCTTTTAAAGTAACCCCTACTGGACAAAAGTCCGGTAGGGGTTTACTATTTACTTATGGAAAACTTTGAAACGTGGCTAGAACACGGAATTAAGATGGGCTGGTGCGGTCCTGCTATATGTGACACTCATGACGGGACCCCCATGTCAGAAACAGAAATGGAAGAATTTGAAGATGGTGGTGACCCCTGCCTCCACATAATTCGTCTCTATGAAGATACTGACCAAAAGAAATCTATTGAGGAGATCCACTCACCTTCTGTCTGGCGAGCAACTAACCGTGGAATAGATGTATAATTAGTAACAACAACCCTCTCTAACTCAATGGGCAGAGTGGTTGGCCGTTTACGGTTAACTGGTTCGTGGTTCGAATCCACGGGGAGGGACGGCAGAGGGTTACACCAAAACCATATAACTAAATATCTAGGGGGTGCGTAGATTCGACAGCGCTCTAGAAATCAATGAAGCAAGCAGAGAATCCTGTACCTCTTGAATCGGGAAAAAGAATAACTGCAAACTCACGTTCTGCATTCGCACTAGCTGCTTAATAGCGCTCAGTGCACCACGGGCAGCATTAGTTCTAAATGGGCACCCCTGGACTTAAATAAATAGAACACCCACCAAGGTGGCGACCTTAAACGCAACCCGCAACACCGTGGCTGGTAGAGCCTAAGCTTGTAGAAGACTGGTTTTGAAAGTTCTGGACGCGGGGGGCAGCTCCCCGCCACCTCCACTAATGTTTTCTTTTCTGTGTTGACATATCTAAAATACTTGTGTATAGTCTTAGGTACGTTAAACAATGGAAGGAAAGACACAATGAAGAAATTAATAACTGTATCAGTAGTTGCTGTTTTACTATCAGGAGCATTTGCTGTTCCTGCTACCGCGGCAACAACTACCATCGCATCCGCTTCGTGGGGCCTAGATCGAATCGATCAGCAGAGTAGTAAGCTCGACAATAGGTATACATCCCCCGAATCAGGGGGGGCTGGAGTTCGCGTATATGTCCTCGACACTGGAGTGCAAGGTGACCTACCTAACTTTGAAAATCGGGTTGAAGAGGGTTTTGATGCAACTAGTCAGTACGGTGGCAAGGGCAACATAGATTGCCACGGTCATGGAACGCACGTGGCCGGAATTATTGCTAGCTCTAAATACGGAGTAGCGCCTAAGGCAACTATCGTTCCTGTTAAGGTCGCGACCTGTCGTGGCGGTGTATCAAGTGGGTGGATTACTACTGCCCTAAATTGGGTCCTAGACAACCACCCAGCTGGCACCCCCGGAGTAGTAAATATGAGCATTGCTGTCCGGCATAACCCTGCGCTGAACGATCTAACTGACAAGCTGTATCGCCAGGGTCTGGTGGTGACAGCTGCTGCTGGAAATTACAACATGGATGCTTGCAGCCTGAGCCCCGGAAGTACCGAGTCAATTCTCACTGTCGGCTCTATCAATATGAGTGACAATAAAACCAGGAGAACTACATATGGAGACTGCATTGACATCTATGCACCTGGAGGATTGATTGAATCTGAGGACCCTAGGGCGGAGTCAAGAACTAGAATTGGAACTTCTATGGCAGCACCCCATGTTGCTGGAGCAGCTGCACTGTATCTTGCAGATCATCCGGGTGAGTCGGCTGCAATGTTTAATCATCTAGTCAAGATGCACGCAACTCAGGGTGCCATAAAGAATGTAATCTCTGGAAGCAGCTTGCTATTAAACATTGGTTTTATCAATGAGCGATCTGGGGGCGCTGAGCTAGCGACTACTCCGCAGGTAGAGGAGACTCCACCCGCTCCTGTGATAGCAGAGCCAGCACCTGAGGTGGAAGAATCAAAGTCAGAGACTACTGTTACTCCCTCTCCAGATGCAAACGCGATAGCAGACGCACCTATTAGGTTGACCATTAGTGGAAACTCCAGAATGATAACGCTAAACTGGGACGCACCAGCAAACATAGATAGCGTCACAATTCGTCACTATGCTATTGAGTACAGCCTAAATAAAGGTCGCTCTTGGAGGACTTTAGGTAGAGTCGAAGCAACAGGTGGGGAGTTCAGAAATCCCACTCGTGGCAGAATGGCAACCTTCAAGGTAACAGCTGTAACTGCTGGTGGAGACAGTGAAGCAAGTTCTCCGGTGACAGTACGTATCCGATAAAGAGAGCTATAAACTAAGATGAGGGCCCTACTTCGGTAGGGCTCTTTCTTTTTAAGGTACTAAATATAGCATACGGACACCCCCGGTTTTGCTGATTAATGTACTAAATGCTTTGTACAAAAAAGCTGTACAAACTTAAACCTAAAGATGTACAAAATTAGGGTACACCTCCCTACTAATAGATCTTGATATAACTTATACTAGATGCATGAACCCAGAGGAAAAGTACCTAATACCTGAAGAGCAGGACCTTGCAGATGCGCTGGCTCGGATTGCTAGCAAGTACGGTAAACTCAATGCTGACGACACCGGAATATGGGCTGGTTACACCCCAGCCGAAGAAAACTATGAACTTGCACTTATAAATGTTAAGTGTGGAAGTTGTGTCTTCTTCGAGGGGCCAGGCAGCTGTCAAATTGTAGAAGCTGAAATAGAGGAAGGTGGCTTATGTCGACTTGCCATCATTCCAGACGGTGTAGTGACTGCGGCAGCTGGGTCAAAGCCCGCTCCAAAGAAGGACCAAATAAAGGGCTCTAGCAAGAACAAAGAGGGGTCTGCTTCCTCAGGTAAGAGCGTAAACTTTTCCGCAGCTATCACTAAGTCTCTTGAGACAAAAGTAAAAGAGCATAACGAAAAAGCCGCCAACGGTCGCAGGGTAACTTTGGCTAAACTAAAAGCTGTGTATCGACGCGGTGCTGGTGCCTTTTCCGGTTCGTACCGTCCCGGTCAGAATAGAAACTCCTGGGCGATGGCTCGCGTCAACGCATTCCTGCTGTTGGTTAGAACTGGTAAGCCTAAGAACGCCAAGTACACCACGGACAATGATCTTCTACCAAAAATGCACCCTCGCAGTGCTGCATCGACTTCTGTGTCTCCGTTACTAGCGGCTCTTTTGACAAGCTACGACATCGTAGATACAGAAGAGTCTTATGACGAGCTTATTGAACCCTGGCTATCTTAAACGATAGTCTTTTTGGAGTTCTTTCTCGTTTAGCTCATCCACGTCTTTTAGTATGTAATCTAAAGATCCTAGGTCTAATTCTTCTTTTGCTCTTGTTACCGCAACATACGCCAGCATGAGTTCGTCTCGCTTAGGGATAATATACTTTCTAGTCTCCTTGTCGTATCTATAGCCCCAAAAATCATCGTAGATTTGAACCCTGTCCCACTCACCGCCCTTGGACTTATGTGCGGTGGTTACCTGAATACCCGTGTCTTTACTGTGACCGTTTAGTTTCGAGAGAAGCTCGTGCAAGACCTCGTGGCCCTTTTCGCTGAGCAGACTGGCTAATTCTAAGATCTTTTTGCCTAAATCTCCGTCGTCCATTGCTTCTTCTATCTCCTCTAGAGATGAGTACTCCTCTAAATCTTGATGCAAGCTCGCGGGTTTTGAGGCTAATAGCCCGTAGAACCATGCGATGGTATCTAGGAGATTCATTAGGTCTTTTTTATAAGCAGAGGGTACAACTACACGTTGCCCTACCAAAATCCTTTCAAATATAGCTCGTAACGCTCCCGCATTGCTCCTGCAGATTACAACGTTAGGATTCTCCATTGTTCCTGAGGGCTCTATTAAGCCTGGAACGCTAGATTTGCCTATAATCTTCTTTGGTTCCTCTAGTAGATCTAAGAACTTATTACCGATCTCAGCTATTGCGGGACCGAACCTCCATGATTCGTTTAAATCTAAACTTAAGTCAAGATCAACCTTTTCCATTTCATCTTCTGCGCCCCTAAAACCGTAGATTGCTTGATTGTGATCACCTACGTAGATACGTTGCATCTTTTGATCTCTATAAACCTTGCCGAAAACTGGGTTGGTATCTTGAGCCTCGTCTATCATGATGGCGTCAAAACGTACCGACGCATCGCTGTCCTTCATCACTAAGTCTGGATTTTGTAGTGCCCACAGTTTAGCTACGTGATTCAACTTAATTCTACTTCTACCCCTTATGCTCTTTATATCCGCCCATAGTAGGTTGGCGTCTATAGTTGCTTCTTCTGGGTACGAGATGTTTTTTGGGAAGTGTGAGATGTTCAACTCTCTATCTTCACTAATACAGTAATTGTCGATTGCTTTAACCAAGTGGGTCACGACTTTAGCCCCAGAGATATAAGCTTCTACATCTATTAGTGTTCCATCAACAATTTTCGTCTCTACGATTCTGTATTTCTCGAACTTAAACCACTTAAAAATGTCCAGCCTCCTAATTAGGAAAGCGTTGTTCTTGTTCTTCACTCTGTCTGAAAGCTCTAAACCGTACTTTCTGTAGACATTAGATACATAGATCCAAGAAAGGGAATCTCCCGTCCTGCATTCTACATTCTTAGGCATAGCCAATGCGGCGTTCTCCCTCATCTGCTTATTGAAAACCACATATAAAAAAAACTTGTTCGGGTTGAGTAACGCAATTAATTTTAGAGTAGTAGTCTTGCCAGTGCCAGCTGCTGCACTAACTATAAAGCTTTGACCGGTATGGAAGGTATCTGTTATAAGAGTTTGCTGGCTGGATGGAGTAAATTTAGTCATGAGAGTAATATTAGTGTGATACTCAGATTAAAGTCAAATACATTAAAAGATAAATTTAGGAAATTAGTTATTTACACTTCTACACCTAAGATGTATACTAGAGCTATGGACAACTACCAGAACTTAACGTTACTTGTGTTAGCAGCTGAGTTTGTTATTATCTTGGTGCTTTTTTGGCACCTTGGCCGTGAAGAATCCGGACGTGAGAAGAAATACAGAAGTGACGAGCGCGATTTGATCATTAGACTGATCCAATCAACTAGACGCCGCTCCGTGAGCGATGAAACAAACGAATTTAGAGAAATCCTAGTGGAGAAGCTAAAAAACCGCTCGTAGTACCTAATGAAGTAAGTTATAATTGAAAGCAGGAGACTCTCCTAACAATAGGGGTGAGATATTACCGTTGATAGGGGTAGTTTTGCAAATACTAACTGATAAAACAGAGTGGACCCTCACAAATTTAGACAGGTGCGACTTTAACTGCACTTCGCAGGCCTTTGTGCGAGCAGTTGGTAATACTGGTGAGCTGCTATTTTGCTCTCACCACTACAATAACACCGCAAATGACGCTCAAGCGTATGAAAATCTGATGAAATTTGCCTACCAAGTAGTCGATGAGCGTGAACGGCTTATTGAAAATAGGCTACAAGGCTTGAACTAACCCGGCTCGAAAGGTTCTGATACCTTTTGTTTATACTTACCCTAGTTACAATCATTGCTTCGGTGCTCATCCTATTATCCCTCCTCGCTACAGCATTTGTAGTGGGGTACGAACTTGCGGCTCGACGTGCGACCAAGGAAGTATTTAAAACAATAGACGCCGCTACTGTAGGAGTAGACCCAGACGTCAAAGACTACAAAGATAGGCTTAGGGGGTTGTTAGATGAGTGAAGGTAAGGCGTTACTATATGCGCGAGTATCAACTGCAATGCAGGTAAATGATGGAGTATCGCTAGACGTACAAGAGAGGCAGCTAATAAACGCTGCTGAGTTTCACGGCTTTGCAGAGTGGGAAGTTATTCGCGAAGAAGGCAAGTCGGGCAAGAACGTTAAGGGACGCCCCGTTTTGCAATCCGCATTGAGACGCCTTGAGGCCAAAGAAGTAGACGCCCTTATTGTTACAAGAATAGACAGGCTAGCCAGGAGTACAACTGACTTCCTCGAGATAGTGGACAAGGCCGCCAAGCAAGGGTGGCGACTAATAATGCTAGATCTAAACCTAGATACTTCTACGTACCAAGGAAGATTTGTAACAACCGTGATGAGTGCCCTCGCCGAGATGGAGCGTGGCATTATTGCTTCCCGTCAGAAAGATGTGCACAAAGACAGGCGGGATCGTGGTATTGTTTGGGGAAAGGATATGGGTCCAATGAATAAGACTCCCCAAGAAGTTAAGGATAGAATCTTGAGTGAAAGAGACAATGGAGCCTCTCTACGTAAGATCGCTACTGATCTCAACAAAGATGACGTGTTGACAGATCGTGGCGGTGTGTGGTATGGTTCGTCTGTGAAGAACATAATAGACGCAGCTACTAAAGAAGGGGAACAAGATGGCAAGGCGTAAAAGAGAGCCTTTAGCACCAGCAACCCCAGGATCAATTGTTGAGTGGGAGGTATCGTATGAGATGCAGGTTAATGGGAGACGTGTAGAGCCAGGAACAGAATTGAAGATAAAGGGTGAGCGTGGGAGATTTAGATTTGTAAAACACGTAGTATCATCGAACGGGGAATGGGTAGATGTCTGGGGAGGTCCTAAGAACTCACCTTCTATGAGAAGCTTCAGATCCGACAGAATACAAAGAGTCCACTACAAGAACACAACTGACACTGCCTTAGCTGCAGAGTATAAGGCCAAGAAGGTTGCCATAAAAGCTGAACTAGAAGAAGCTGCTGAAGATGAATGAAGAGGCGATTCGTAGGGAGCTCTCTGCTAAGCTACTTCTAGAATCTAAAAATGTAAGAGAAGCAAATAGCGATTACTCGCTGGCATTAGTATTTGCCTCTTCTCTTGTGATGGACGCCGTTAAAAACATGGAGAGACATATTGAAAATCAGGATTGAGACCACTAACGGAGCAGTTGTACCTATCTATGCTCAGGATGGCGACGCGGGGGCTGACCTTTGCGCCAACGAGAACGTAGAGATTAGAGCTGGAGCGCGGAAACTTGTTAAGACTGGTATAAAGATTGCCATCCCAGACGGATACGTAGGATTGATCCACCCGCGAAGTGGCCTCGCGCTGAAGCAAGGCCTAACAGTTCTAAATGCTCCTGGAACTATTGACTCTGGATATCGTGGTGATGTTGGCGTTATCCTGTACAACACTGAGTTTAGTAAGACGGCAGTAATCAGTAAGGGTGACCGAATCGCTCAGTTGGTAATCCAAAAGGTTGAAAGAGCAAAGTTTGAAATCGTAGACGCCCTTGATGATACTGACAGAGGCGAAGGTGGATTTGGCTCCACAGGAGTTAACTAAAAATGAAAGCCCTCACCGATAAAGAGAAGAAGGCCGTAAAGCTAATCTTGTCTGCTCGGCAAGTACAACGTGCGACTGAATTTAAGATTGCTCAGGAAAAGAATAGCTCTTCTTAGCCCAACGTGATTTGCTGGGTGTAGACTTAGGGAAGATGTACCAACAAAGGAGCTAAATTGTCAGATACCTCAGAGTCACAGACCACCTCAAATAAGGTAAGGACCTTTGTTTTAGACACATCTGTTCTCCTCTCTGACCCAAAGGCAATCTTTCGCTTTGCGGAACACGAAGTTGTTCTGCCCATCGTGGTGATAAATGAGCTTGAGAAAAAGCGAAATGACGGAGAGATAGGCTATCTTTCACGTAAAGCGCTTCGACTACTAGACGACCTCAGAGATGAGCACGAGCGCCTAGACTTCCCTATCCCGGTTGGAGACGGTGGAACTCTACGCGTTGAGCTCGGAAACATTGAGCCCGGCATCCTTCCTGCAGGGTTTCAGTTGGGCGATAATGATTCCCGTATCTTGGCCGTGGCGGCAAACCTTAAGAACGCAGGTTATGACGTAACCCTCGTCTCCAAAGATCTTCCGATGCGCGTGAAAGCTGCATCGATAGGGCTAAACGCTGAGCAGTACCTGCACGAGCTTGCCAACGAAGAGTGGCACGGTATCTCGGAGATTTTGGTCTCTGGTGTAGACATAACTAATCTCTACGACAATGGTGAACTCGCACATGAATCCATCAAAGGTATGCCCGTCAATACTGGACTAGTACTATCTTCAGAATCTGGTGGTGCACTAGGTCGAGTCACAGACAGTGGGACCATTCGTTTGGTCAAGGGTGACCGTGAAGTCTTCGGACTACATGGACGCTCTGCTGAGCAGCGACTTGCTATCGACTCGTTGTTAGATCCAGGTATGGGCATCGTCTCGCTCGGTGGTAAAGCCGGAACTGGAAAGAGCGCCTTAGCGTTATGCGCTGGCCTCGAGGCGGTCCTTGAAAGGAAAGAGCACAAGAAGATTATGGTGTTCCGACCATTGCATGCAGTAGGCGGTCAAGAACTTGGATACCTCCCTGGAACCGAAGCCGAGAAAATGAACCCTTGGGCGCAGGCCGTCTTTGACACGCTCGGATCGCTGGTCTCTAAAGAAGTAATTGAAGAGGTAATAGCTCGTGGCATTCTTGAAGTCCTGCCACTAACGCACATTCGTGGGCGCTCACTTCATGACACTTTTGTAATTGTGGATGAAGCTCAGTCGCTAGAGAAGAATGTGTTGCTGACTGTTCTATCTCGTATCGGTCAAAAGTCTAGAGTGGTCCTGACGCACGACGTTGCTCAGAGAGACAATCTTCGAGTCGGTCGTCACGATGGAGTTGCCTCTGTTGTAGAAAGACTGAAGGGTCAATCTATATTTAGCCACATTACTTTGATGCGCTCCGAGCGAAGCGAGATTGCTGCGCTGGTTACTGACCTTCTAGATTACTAGATGGCCAAACGCGAAGTAAAAAACGCCACTATTGACTACAGCGGAGACGCTAGGGAAACTATCTTTGGGTGGTGTTCTACCGAGCAGCACGAAGAGTGCATCCTGGAATTTCCCGGGCACACTTGTGTCTGCAAGTGCCATAGTATTAAAAAAGATTAAAAACAGCGGACTCTGGACGGGCCTGCTGATTTGAAAAAGGGGACTTTAGCTGTTACTATTGTCATATGGAAAACTCTAATATAAAAATACAAGTCACTGGCGATTACGAAAAAGTAAACGCCGCTACTACAGAAGCAATAAAATCACGAGCTGAGTTGAGGGTGGCGTCTGACAAAGCCTTTGACAACGCTGTAACAGTTGGTTGGGAGCTAGGGGCCGCCGATGAGAGAGCTAATTCTCTTGAAATAGTGGACGCCCTTATTAATGGACTAATAGAAACCGAAGTAGATGCAAGGATGACGCTTGACATCTTAAGAAAGATGCTGGTAGAATCTAATCCTAACACCGAGGGAGAAAAAAGTGAGTGAACCTGAGTACGAATATAACGAAGATCAGATGGCAGCCATTTTCGCAAAGCTAGAAGTCTCAAAACTTCTAATAAGTATGGGCACGGAGATAGCCAAGCAAGTTCAAACTGATGTTAAATTTTATAGGATAACCAATGACTCAAGCAAATAGGGCTAAAGGTCCCCTGGTTACGATCAGTGATGCTGCAAGGATGGCCGATATTAGTACAGAAACTATAAGAAAATACGTTAATCAAGGCATACTGAAGACAGAGTTTGACGGAGGCATGGTCTACTATCGTGAACTACTTAGAGCATCCTGGGAGACGAAACAACGCCACATGATTAGTAATGCTGGTGACAATAATTACAGGAGGCAACAAAATAATGTCTGAGTGCGATCTACACGACTGGTACTTTGATAAAGATGATGATATAGGATGCCCCGTATGTTACGGGATCTCTATAGAGCGTCAACGGATTATTAATGTAATGTATGTGAAAGCTGCTAATCGTAACATCTTTGAGGCCCTGGATTATCCGTACTCTGCGAAAGAGCTAGAGGATATGATCAGGGAGGGACAAGATGACTGAGCCAAACGAATACCTAGGCTCACTTGATCCAGACGAGCTAGAAGCAGAGGAAGAGTTCCTAGATAATCACTGGGCTAACGATTTGCTAGACGCACCCCACGCTTTGATTGCGGTTATAGAAACCAAGATCGCTAGAGCGGTAATTGCAGAGCGTAACCAAATATACAAAGAGATTGATAAGCACTTTCGGCTATTTGACGGAGAATCAATTTCGCACAAAATCAGCGAAGCGGAGCTTATAACGTTGATAAATGAGGCACTACATGACTAAGCAAGCGTTCGGAAATCCCGAACAGTTCAAGTTGTACAAGATGTACAAGTCAGCGAAATGTCACACTAAACGCCGATTTGTCACGCATACTTTGCACCTAAATACCATTTATGTCCAAACTATAGCGAAAACGGTAGTGTTGTGACAGTCCACTAAAGTGGATAAGTTTCCACTAAAGTGGACGGAACTATTATTAGAAAGAAAATAATAATGACTGAGCAAGAGCAGAAAGATAAATCTGCATGGCACATTATCGAGCACTTACACCCCGACACTCAAGTTGCGGTTCGATATGTAGTCGAACGAGCCAAGATTGAAGAGGGTTTTCAAGTAGCTCATATGTTGCAGCAAGACTACGAGCTGGGCATCCAAGAAGAGCGTAAACGCATACTTGACATATTGATAGCAAACTGCAATACTTACCACACAGCGTTAATGGGTTGTGAGTGTTCAGTGCAGATTGAACTTATAAGCTAAAACGCAAATAATCATTTTTAACTATAAGGAGAGAAATGAGCTTCCTATATATAGGACTAGACGGAGAGATGTCCTCCAGTGAGCTGGCTGAAGGCGGTAAGCTGATTCAGATTGGCCTGTTCACTCAGGACGGGTACCAACTTTCTATGATGATAAATCCAGGTGAGTGCCAGTGGTCAGAGCGCGCCTTCGAGGTTCACGGCATAACACTAGAGTCTTTACAAAGTGCGCCTCTGCCAGATGAGGTTGACAGTCAAGTTTACGATTGGTTGATTGCAATAGGAGTAGATACTAACAGCAGGGGTAAAACTATCCCTGTCGGGTTTAACGTTGGCGCATTTGACATGCCCTTTGTGAAGGACTCTCTACCTAAAAGCTACTCGCTTTTCTCAAGAAGAACTGTTGACCTAAACGCACTCTGCTTCGCTCTGGACTATAAAGAGGAGAACGGGATGCCCGTAAAAGCCGCGACTTGGAAGAAACGCGCGAAGGCTTATGCCATTGAAAAGATTGGTACAGAAAATCAGCACGATGCTGGTTGGGATGCAGAGATGCACTATTATTGCTTTGAATACCTGAAGGGAGTAATCGGTGCCACTACACGTTCAGATTAGAGTAAATCGGACTCTCCTCAGTGAGATACATATCACTAGGGCGGAAGGTGGCACCGACCCCGACGATGTGAATACTTACATTGCTACTATTGGTGAAGATCCTACTTATCTTGACATTTATGAGCAAGAAGGAGTATACTACAAACATCGCTATGGTGATGGTGCAGAGGTTTGCGTTAGGAAAGCACTTGAAGCACTTGAACCATCTATAAAAACATAAAAGCTAGCATCCGTAAAAACATGGAAATGAGGTCAAAATGATTAAGTTTAGAAGCTACAGAGATTCTAGCTCTCTAGGTACCCACTATGTATTCGGCATCAACTTGTACGACATGAGGACTCAGCCAACGCTAGACATCATTATTGGCAAGAGGGTGTTCGTATTCTTCTATGACAGAAAGACCAAATGATAATAACAACTGAGTCAGGTACGGTGTATAACTTAACTGGTGCATTCTGCGTGCGTAATGGGCAATTTGAATTTAGGATTTGGTGGATCTATTGTTTTGACTCTGAGGAAGACATGCCTATGTCCGAAGTACCTCGACCGTATGAGAGTGAAGATTCTGGAAGAAGGCTCCCGATTCAGGTTGGTAAGCGCATGTACCTAGGCGGCAAAGACGGCTGGAGGATCTCGACTAAGATAGTATCAATAGAGGAGACACAATAATGGGAGACTTTATGAGAGAACTATTTGGAAGTAGTTGGGCATACTTGCTAGCTATTGCTGGATTACTGATCTGGTGGGCCGGTCAGAGATTTTGGCGCAAGTAATGAGTAACTGGAACGAAGATGTAGACGGACCTATTGTTGAAGGAGAAATAGTAGGGGAAGCTGATCTATTTGATATAGGGTATAGAGCTGGAGTTGAGGCCGAGAGGAAAAGAGTGGTGAGTTTGTTGGACAATGGCGACCCTTGCGGACTTTGGGCGGTCGATGTTATTGAGGGTAGATACTAATGGACCACAATAAAATGACGCAAGAGACGGTCCTACAATGGCTAGAGGCATTTTCAAGTGGGCAGACGCCCCCCGATAAAGATCTAATTGAAAAAGCTACCGGCTACCTCCGTAAGAAGTTTACGCAGCATAACGAGGATCAAAAGTTTGTTAGACTTCACTTAACGCCAGATTCAGGAGATAAGTGAACAATCCAGATTCAGCCGGAGACGACAAGATCCTCTATCGATTCGAATTCATAGACGCAGGTATGAGAATAGTAGAGTGGCTATGGCTACTGGAAACTGAACAAGGTTTATACAGGGCAAACGATGACCATGTGATTGGTCTAAACGCACGAACTGCAACCAGTGAAGAAGTGGAACTCTACCATGAGGCCTATGAGGACGGCTACGGGATTGCTCAGATAGAAGAGGCCGAGAGTACATGGAACGGTCTTAGCTTTGCAATGCATGCTAATAAGTCTAAGGTAACCGGGTACGAGATATCAGAACAGAAGATCTTCCAATGCGCTATGTGTGGCAAGCAAAAAGACTTCCTAAACGAAGTTGCTGTAATACATTCAGGATCCTACTATCTTGCAACACTTAGAGGTGATATGCTTTGGTTTAACTGCTACGATTGTGCAACTCTAACGGCAGATATTTCGGCAATAGAGATTGAGGATGACGGGGATAATGAACCTAGATGAATTTCGCGCAGTAGCGCACAAGCACTACTCGGTGGCAGAAGATGTTCTTGTGCAAAAACAAAGTGACTATGGACCAAAAAACATTGGTAGAAGTCCTGGTGGACCCCTTAACGGACTCAGAGTTCGCATGCACGATAAAATCTCCAGGATAAATAACCTAATTGACTCCGGAGTAGCACCTGAGAACGAAAGTTTAAAAGACTCCTTCCTTGATCTTGCGAACTATAGCATTATTGCGATGATGGTGCTAGACGAGGAATGGCCGGATGCATAGTAAAAATCACGACAAGGCTGCTAATAACAACAGTAAAAGACGTAGTTCCCCGCTTGGAAGACTAAAAGTGCGAGAAATTTCGGAGTATAGCAGGGTTAAGGAAAAGAACTTAACGGCAAACACTGTAGAAACCACTGAAAATGTTATTGCCAGTCGGAGCACCAACTCGCTATAGTGTGAGATAATAGATTACGTCTTGTTAGGAGATTCAATGAATGACCGTCAGCTTCGAAAACTACAAAGGGGACGCCACCTCGCGGATGTTCAACGAATGATACTTTCTAACCCGCTTTTCAAGAATTTGGGTGAAAGAGATCGCAAAAAACTTGCATCGCTGATATACAAAGCCGAGACAATCGAAATATATGGCAGGGAGCGGAGTATCGCTACCCTAAACGCCTCTTTCGATCAAATCGTAGATGCAGTAAGCCTCGTCTTAAATGAGATGGACGATTATGATGACGAGGATGAAGAAGATAAAAAGCAGTAGAACAGCAAAGTAACATTTTTCTTGGTTGAAAAGCCCTCTAGCAGCGATGTTGGGGGGTTTTTCGTGTATACTATTAGTACTTACTAGCCTCTTTCACTAGTAAGTGAAACTCCTTTCGTTGAGACAAAGAAAAGCCCCCGATGATAAGTCGGGGGTTTTCCTTTTTCTAAGGAGTGTTACTTGGGTGGGAAGTTTATTACTTGACCTATCTGAATAAGGTTTGCATTTGCTATGTTGTTGTGCACGACTAGCTCAGCGACATTGTATCCGGCCCTAGAAGCGATTGCGCCTAAAGTATCTCCAGATGCTACTACATAAGGTGCACGAGCTCCAGGTGCAATCCTAACTGCTTCTGGAGTTTCTACCTTTACTGGCTCTGGTGCAACTACCTTTACTGGCTCTGGTACAACTGGTGCAACGGGTGCAACTGGCTCTGGTGCTTTCAATGCCTCTGGTATCACGGCCTGAACTGGTTTTAACTTTAGCTTGAAGGCCTTAAAGAACTTAGCGGCTTCAGGGGATGTGGACGATGAAGTCTTCTCCACTGGGAGTGGCTTCACCTTAACCTTTGGTACCGGAATGGTTGTCAGCTTCTTGGAGTAAACCTCAGCTCCGTCGACCTCAACGGAAAGCGTGTGAGTACTGGTGAGAGTTACTCCCTTGTTTAGAACTTCTCCCGCTTTCTTCACGGTCTTTGTGTAGACGCTTTTACCATCTTTACGAAGTCTAACTTCGTAGCCTTTTGGAACTCCTTCGATGGTAACAACCACATTTCCATTCTTATGGGTGTAAGTGACGTCGACTAGCTTTTCAAGATTACCGGCAACTTCCTCTTCTTCAATCTTTTTTGCTAAGTCGAATACATTACCCCAGAAAACTCCTCTAACCGAGTCCGACAATGTCGCGTGCAAATGGGGTCCAGAACTTGCTGAGCCCGAATTCCCGATTAGTCCTACGGTGTCGCCGCATTTGACTCTAGCTGCCACTTTTAGTGACGGCTTCACGTGAAGGTGGCAATAGCCAATGTAGAAGACCTTACCCGCAGAATCTTGTGCAGACTGGACGATAACCCAGCCCAAGATCCTTGAGAACTGAACGAGCATAATCTTGCCCTCTGTAATGGCCGGAATAGGCGTCTTGATCTTAACGCCCCAGTCAGTGCCACGATGTGGATTTTTGGGCGCGCCTCTAAAGTTTCGTACTTTTCCGAAGTAGCCGGTCTTGCTTTTGTCGGGGAAGGGTTTCATCCACTTAGACATAAGATCTCCTAAAGTTTTTGGTGTGCTCTACTATTTTACCGCGGATGTAGGTGGGCTATTTTTGCTCTAGCGGCTTCATGGCAATAACGAATCATGTAGGGCTGCAACAACCGCCGGAGGCCACGGTGACGGTTCTCATGCCAGTGTCTTGGATGCATGTGAACGCACCACTTTCTGGCAGCAACGCAGTTTCTATTGCGTATAACTTTGGCGTCACTTTCCAAGAAATACCTAAAATAGAGGGTTAGCCTTCTCATTAAAAAAGTTTACCATCGTTTGGTAATCGGTGAGTTTAATGTGTGCTACTGTTGTGGAAATGTCCTCGGCTTGGTGGACAACCACAGAACTCTAAAGGGATCAAAATTACACGCACTCACAAGAATAAAAACGTTTTATCTACACTCATACTAGTCACTGCAATTGCTCTTGCAAGCATAGTAGCTACCCCTTGGTCAAGTAGAGCGGACTCCCCAGGCAATATTAATCTAGGCGGCGCTGGCAGCTTTGCAGTGCTTGCTAAAACTTACGTAGTAACGGGGGCAGGCAGCACTGTCCATGGAGACATAGGTTCTGGAGATGCTACGACTACTGGTGCTGGTAGCACTCACAGGGGGAGCATCTACGCTGGAGCCGCGATAACTACTGGTGCTAGTAATAACATAGACGGCAATCTATATGCAATGGCCGCCATTACTTTAGGAGCTGGAAACGAAATCGCTGGGACTGTAAGAGACAGTCAAGGCGCAATCAAAGACTCATACTCTCAAGCAATGACGGCTATGGGCCGAGTAATCTCTGAGGCCATGGGAGTTCCTGCCGAAACGATAGCCACAGCTTTGGCTGGTCGAACACTAGTTGCTGGTGCCTACACTGCTACAAGCGGTGGGTTCTTGACCCTAGCTGGTAATCTTACGTTAGACGCTGACGGCAACTCGAACGCAGTATTCATAATTAAAAGCCCGACCTATATATCTACAGCTGCTGGCAGTTCTGTGACGCTAATCAATGGAGCTAAGGCTAGCAACGTTTTTTGGATTACTGGTGGGTACATGTCCATGGGCGCTGATGCCAGAATATCGGGAAACATCCTAGCCAATGGGTACGTAACCGTCGGAGCAGGTGCAAGTGTTCGGGGTCGTGTGTTCTCTAAGAATAGCTACGTGCTCTTTGGACTCAGCGGTCCAGGTTCTTCTTTTGGTCTAGTAGGTATTGGAACTGGGCCGACTCCAACGCCTACTCCTACTCCAACGCCGACTCCAACGCCTACTCCTACTCCAACGCCTACTCCGACTCCAACGCCGACTCCAACGCCGACTCCAACGCCTACTCCTACTCCAACGCCTACTCCTACTCCTACAAGTAGCCCGACTCCTAGCCCTACAAGTACTCCAACGCCGACTCCAACGCCTACTCCATACCCACCGCAGACTCCGGCACCTAGTCCAAAACCAAGCAAGACTCCAACGTCGACTATTACTACCGACCCTGTAGCTGTGGAACCTCCAACTGCAGAACCTCTTCCGGAGACTACTGAGGTAGCTACACCAGAGGTCGTAGTCGTGGTCGTGGCTCCCATCGTAGTTGTGATACCGCTAGACCCATTCTGCCTAGCAGAAGACGAAGAGCCTATGGGCATATTTGAAAGTATGGTTGCAATACCATTAGCGTTTACTCAGTCAGTTGGCAAGTTTATTGTGGGAGCATTTGCAGTTCTGGTGGATACCATTCGAGGTATCTTATATTCAGTTGCTTCGGCAGCAGGTGTGTACCGATAGAGCGATAACTATGAGGTAGACTTAGAGTTAAATTAAAACTTAAATCATAATTAGAGGACTACCAATGACAGAACTTACATTTAGATCAGACATGACCGTGGAGCTAGTCCAGTCAATGGGCGACGATGCTTCAGTAGTAAAGGCCGCTCGTGTCTCTACTGGTGGTAGCACTACTACTCCCGAGAAGGATGCTGGTTTAATTAACTACCTTATGCGTGATCGCCACGGCACCCCTTTTGAGCACAACGCTTTTACGTTCTATGTAGAGGCACCTATCTTTGTGTTCCGCGAGTTTATGCGTCACAGGGTTGCGTCATACAACGAAGAGTCAGGCCGATACAAAGAGCTTGCTCCAGTGTTCTACATTCCTAGCGAAGATCGTAAGCTAATTCAAGTTGGTAAGCCAGGTGCTTACACTTTTGAAGAGGGAACTTATGACCAGAAAAAGATTGTTCCGGCAGACATCAAGATGGCAGCTAAAGAGGCATACGCTGCTTATCAGCGGATGCTAGAAAAAGGTGTTGCCCGAGAGGTCGCAAGGAGTGTTCTACCAGTTGGACTCTACTCTTCTATGTTTGTTACGATGAACGCCCGTACACTGATGAACTTTCTGTCACTTCGAACTATGCGTGAAGGAACGATGTTTCCTTCTTTTCCGCAGCGGGAGATAGAGATGTGTGCCGAGAAGATGGAAGACTTCTTTGCAGAGGTCATGCCAGTTACTTACGCAACGTTCAATAAGAATGGTCGAGTGGCACCTTAACTTATACGTTACTTATTTTTTGGGAGACTTGCGTTCTTTATCTGTACCATCGAAGATATAGCCGTCACCGTCACCGTCGCGTGGCAAGTCTTCTTCGGGCTTCTCGTATCGGAAAGGCCAAAAGGTAATCCACCAAGCAATAAGCGTAAACATGATTAAGTTACCAGTGATTGTCTTGGCATCGCCCTCAAGGACTAGCCAACCGATGATAAGTGCTACTAGTGTCCACGCTTGATCAAGAGTGTCCTTTAATAGTTCTTTCAGGAAGTGAAAGATAGTTTTCATTTATAGATTACTTTCTGCTCGTTTTATTTTTAGAAGGCTGAAGTACATTATTTAGCTCTCTTTACTGTTCTGGCTCGGGACGAAGGTCCACTAGATGAGGCGGCTGCGGAAGAAGTGGCAGCGGCAGTTGCTGCAGTTGCTGCAGTCTGTGCGACTGTGCTAACTATGACTGCTGCTACAACTACTTCCTCTGACTCTTCGCGAACTTCTGGGGACATATTTGCTCCGAGGTTTCCTATGTCGTTAAAGACTTCAAGAACTGCTGCTGATGCTGCACCCACTAATGGGATAGCTGCAAGCTCTTTTGGCATCTCGGGGTCGTCAGCCTCGGCAACTATCGACAGAGCTTCAAGGGCTGCTTCGTAAACTATAGATCCCTGTGGCGCAGTTTGGAAAGCCTGGAAAGCTGCTTCCTTAACTGAGGTCTGTTGCTCGTTAGTTAAAATCCGGGGATTCTCAATCTGTGCAATCTCTCTAACGAGTGCCTCGATATTCTCTGCTGTGACTGGCTCTTTAATCTCTCTAACGAGTGGCTGCTTTGTTGTAGGCTCTGGGGTTGCAACTGTTGTCGCAGTGGGGCTAGGTGTGGCCGTAGGCGTATTAAAAATAGGGGGGACTGTATCCAGAGTGGCTATGGGTTTTGAAGTCGGGGCTGGGGTGGACTGTGGAGTCTGCTCTGTTTTTGTTGGTGTGGGTGTGGAGGTCGGAGTGGGGGGCGGAGTGCGCTTCGGAGTGGTGGTCGGCTCAACAGGATTAGAGTCAAGGATAG